GAGGAGTTTATGAAATTACAGTTAAATTTGATTTAATTGAAGAATCAATCCTCAGCCCTAAGTTTAAGTTAATAGTCCGCTAGCATCCAATTCCCAGTCTGCACGGTTGATGTTGGAGTAAACATACTTCTCAAAATCTTGTGGATTAGACGCCACCCAGAAATCATTCCAATCTTTATAAGCAGTCGGGGGACGTAAAGAGTAGAGGTGAGGATTCCTTTGGGTTAGAAGTCTTTTCTTAGCTTCATAGAAGCCCTCTGAGCCACTTTCGTCGTTGTCATACGCAATGATGACCCTCTTGTCTTTAAGCGCTCTAGCTTGGATTGTAGACATCTTACAGCCTTGGGTACACGTAGCGTTGAAACCGGCTGCACGAAGTGACATGGCGTCTAAAGGACCTTCCGTAACCATGACATACTCTAGAGATTTATCGAATGGGTATAATATCTCTGACGTTTTAATTCCGTACAAGTTTTTGCTCGGGTTTAGGTATTTGGGGTCACGATTAATAAGGGTTCTGGCTTGAAAATAAAATGGTTTGCCTTCGTAGAAATAAGGAATAACAATGCGTTGGTGATACCTTCCTTTTAATCCTACATAGAACTTAAAACCTCCAAGTTTACGTTCCAAGGCAAACCGAGAAGCCATGCGCACCAAGTAATTTGGTGAGTCAATATCTTTCTTCGGTTGAATCATTTTAAACTCTTCAACATCACCAGCTATGGTACGAGACACCTCAATCGCTTTATTTTCTACATTGAGGGTAGATACATCAAACAGACTTGCACCTGCATCAAACGCTAACCGTTTAACAAAGCTTCTCGCTGCGGTGTAAGGAACGTTCTCAATATGAGAAATCAACTGATAGAAGTTCCCTTTTTCATTGGACTTGAAATCAGTCCACAAACCGGTATCTAAATTGACGTATAACTTTTGCTTAACATCATCCGTAAATATTGAATTTATGCGGAATTCTCGACCAGACTCAGAAAAGTCGGTAAATTTTTTGCACAAATAGTCTTTAATAACAATTGGAGGTATATGCATGTTTATTAATAAGGTATCACCCAGTAAGATTAAAGTCTACGACGAGTGTAAATTGAAGTATAAATTTAAATATATTGATTATTTACCAGAAAAAGAGACAAATACGGACGCACTGCAATTCGGCTCCTTTATTCACAAGGTGTTGGAAGAAGGTGTAACTGCTACTACTGAAGAAGAGCTTTTCGAGATTGCCGAAATAGTAAAAAGCCAATACAAGTTTGATGAGGACGCGAGAGAAAGGCAAACCGTCAAATGTATTAAGAATTTTGTAAATTTTAATAACAGTCTGTCTTCTTGCGAACAAGTCTCAACAGAACAAATGTTCGCTGTAGAACTTAAACAAGGGTACGCCGTAAACGGTATTATTGACCGTGTAGTAAAAAGCCAAGACGGGAACTACTTAGTCATTGACTACAAAACTAGCAAACGTGCGTCTACCAAGAGACAATTATTCCATGACCCTCAAATGTTACTGTACGCCTATGCAATCTCGGTACTATACAAAGTTCCAATTGCGTCCGTAACGTTAGCTCATTATTACCCTCATCTCGACAAGCTAGTGAACATTAAGTTTTCTGAGCCTCATGTTTTAATGTACATGAAGAAGCTGACACAGAAAATTTGGGAGATTAGGAAGAAAAAAAAGGATGACTTCTTTCCTCAAGTAAACCAGTTTTGTGACTGGTGTGGATATAGAGATATGTGTCCTAAGCAAAACCCCACTACTCACTTAGCTGAGTATGCTGAAGCGGTAAAGAATAAGAAACCTAGGAAAAAGACTTCTTCATCTCAAAGTACTTAGGGTCTTCATAAACCAGAGGATAATATTCCTCAATACTTACTAGGTCAAAGAAGTTACGAACTTCTACTATACTGTATTTATGTTTTTTAGTATATGCTGATACTAGGGTAGATATCTTAAGCGGTCTTTGAGTTTCTAAAGCTTTAAGCACCTTTTCTTGAAAGATTTCTATGAAGTGAGTACTGAACCTGTATCTCCATTTTTCTTTAAACTTTAAAGATAAGCAGTAGTTTATTTGTTCCATGAACTCGCTGAGCTGTACTGAATCGTCCATAATTATATTTTATATATAATATAGTAAATCCTTTTCAAATTCTGACACAAAAAATGGTAAAAAAAAGAAAAACTAAATTTTTAGGTACTACAAAAAGTATTCCTGATAAAGAACAACGAAGAAAAGTTGCGGGAGGGTGTATTTTTGCCTTCGATTATCGTTCAGCTACTGCTACAGACCCAAAACCTTTAATCATTATGATTTCTCCTAAATGGACTGCTAAAAACGGTCAGAGGTATTTTACCGGAGTTAATTTAAATGATATTTCTGGCGCTGAATCAGAAAAAATAATAAAAATGTTTGGTTCATTGCCTGTTGGTTCAGTCTCCTATGAGGATATCAAGGCTGAAACTAAAGACCCTGGATGTTGTGTAAGGACGTATAATGTAAGAAAGGTACGTGCCCTACATAAAGTAGAGGTATAATATGGCAGAAGACCCTAATAACTTAGACCGTGAAATTCTTGAGGAGTTGAAAAAGACGAATCAGGCAAATCAATCACGTGCTGATAAAGCCAAAGAAGAGAAGGAGGCTAGAGAAGCTAATAGAGAACGTAAAAAGCTCGTTGGCGCTTTAGGAGATAATACTGCTGGTTTGATAGGTCTTACAGCCAGTATGTTTACCTTAAAAGGTATGGCTGGGGATATTATGGGAATGAACGCCTCCCTAGCTCGTAGTTTAGGACAAACCGCTAACGCTTCAAAAGGAATGAAGCAAGCTACTGACCGTTTTGTTACCGGAGCACAATCTACTCAGCAAATGGTTGATGTGTTTGCAGATGCAGTTGATATGGGCATGACAGGGTTCTCTGATGCTTCCCTTCAACTAGGAAGCCAGCTCAAAGTATTAGGCGTTCAAAACAAAACTGTTTTTCAGTTAATGAGAGCCAACACTCAAGCTCTAGGTTTGTCAGAAGAATCAACCTTAGCTATGTCCAATTCTTTAGTTACCACTGCTGCTGAAAATGGAGATTCTATAGAAGGGTTAATCGGCGCTCTTAATTCTATGAGAGACGCCATGGTTAAAACTACTGTTGAACTTGGTCCAAAGGCTGCTGCTAACGCTCAAAAGATAGCCGCGATGATGTCTCAGGGTAACACGGAACTTCAAGATGCGTCTGCTCGATTTGTTCAATCTTTCTTATCTGGAAGCGATGGGTTTATGAAAGCGGCTAAATTAGGCGTTAGGTTTACCGGTCAAGAAAGCACTGCTGAAATGGCTGCTAAATTTGAACAGATATTAATGAAGATGGAGCAGATATCTGGAGGACGACAAGGTATGGGTTCTCAGTTCTTCTTCGATGCCATGGAAAAATCGTTCGGTCTAAGCCGAGAAGACTTCAATTTACAACAGCAAATAGGCACAGATATTAAAGAGCTTGTTGTAGGACGTACGGAAGAGTTAGCTCAACAAAGCGCGTCTGTAAACTTACAACAAACAATCGCGAACGGGATAAACGGAATGCAAGTTGAGTTAATTAATGTAGCAGGTCATACTGCACAAGGGTTAACAAATATTAAGTTGGGTGCCAACCAGATGATAAATGGTTTAGGTCAATGGCTAATGCCTATTATGGGTAGCGTGGGAACCATGGTTGGCTTGCTAGGATTCAGTACTGTAATGAGACCGTTCCGTTTTCTTGCTAAAGGGTTAGATAAACTGGGAGGAAAACTCGTAAACTCACTGTTTGGAGTTAAAAGAGCTGTGATGAAAACCAGTGGTAAAGCCATTTCAGGAGCAGCCGCTAAATCTGCTGTAAAAGCTGGGAGTGCAACCGCTGTACAAAAAGGGTTGTTAAAAGGATTGGTTAAAAAGATACCTTTGATTGGCGCCGTGGCTGGGTTGGGTTTTGGTATTTCCCGAATGATACAAGGAGACTTCGCCGGCGCAGGTATGGAATTAGCCTCAGGATTAGCAGGAACGATACCGGGAGTAGGAACCGCGGCTTCCGTAGGCATTGATGCAGCCCTTATGGCTAGGGATATGAAGGGTTCAGAATCACCTGTAGGGGGTATGGAGTCTGCTACCGCAGCACCTCCCGATAGCGGAGCCGGTCAAATGGCTCGTCAAACTGAATTGCTAGAGCAAATAGCAGATTCGGTAGGAGTAACCGCAGATGTAGCAAGTAACCCTACACCTGAACTAACACCATTTAGAGCTGGGAGCAGGATGGCATATTAATGGCAAACAATCAAACTACTTTTTTAAACGCATTAGCTTTTGCAAATACCGCAGGAGCTTTTGAGGAAGCATGGTCACAGTCAGATGTAGACAAGTCCATGTTAAACCAAACTCTTGGGTCTACAGAAAAATTTCAAATAAATCAAGCTTTGGAAAAACGAGGCGGGTTGCGATTCAACTACGCCCCAACCAATCTGTCCCCTGATACAAAAAAAGTATGGATTCCTTTTTTTGAAAACCCTACTATCTCTGAATCGAGAAAAGCTAATTACGCAAGCACTAAAATATTCTTACGCAACGAACCTGTCCGTTTATACACTGGTAGTGAAGCCCGTAAGTTTAAAGTAGATATTCATTATAGCTTAATTCATATGGCGGCTATGGTAGGGTCTCAAGATTTAACAGAATTATTCTCTGTTCCTTCGAAAAGCGAAGATTTGTACCAAGACGCAATGGCAATCGCCACCTATCTTCAGAATGTAGTAGCTCGCGACACCAACAGTGACAGTACGGGGAAAAGTGATGCAACTTTGGTAAAAGAATTAGTAGACCGAGCCACCGTTGCTGACGGTCCGTTTGGTCCAAACAGATGGTGGAAAGATACTCCTGGAGAATCACGTCAAGGTTCTAATTATTGGAATTTTGCTTTGTTGTGGATGATGAGAACGAGACCTCAATGGGTGAGACATCACCAACTCGTACAAAAAGTAATTAATAATATTCGAGGGTCCGTGATAGGTACTCAACAAATGCCTGTGAAAGGTCCTCCTATAGTAGAGCTGAAATGGGGAGCTACGTACGACTTTACTCCCTGCATTATTACGGATTATAAACTTCAACCTGTAGAAGCGGCTGGGTACGACACTAAATCTCTAACCGCCCAACGACTCAAAGTTTCTGTTAGTTTGGAAGAGATGAGAAACATTAACGGTAACTTGTGGGGTAATCCTGAAATCGGAGGAAATCTTCCAGGGTGGGATAGTATACAACAATTAGGTACTATAGACCCTAAAGCTCCAGACACCCCGAGAACTTTAGAAGAGTCTTACCAAAAGACCGGGAGGAGCAGTAACTAATGGCACTAAATGGAGATAGGCAAAATATTTTTCCAGGCGTCGTTCTTTCTCATAGAGGAAAGACTATAACTGATATAGGACAGTCTAAAAAATATAGAACTTTTATAAATTCTTTGCAAGAGAGTGGGCAGTCACGCGTGGCTGTTGTTCCTAATGATTTGGAAGGTCGTCCGGATTTAATAGCTTATGCGGCTTACGGCAATGAATTATTGTGGTGGGTCATCGTAGAAGCCAATAACGTCTACGATTATGAAGCAGACCTGAAAGCAGGTACGCAAATTATAGTTCCAATCTTATAAAATGACAAACACAGCCGCGTATAATGCAAACGAGGTTGCGGCAGTTTACATGTCGTTAAACCGCGATGATTTATTATCTTCTGATGAAGGAGGCGGTTTACTATCGAAAGACGATTCTTTAAAAAATGGTTTTTATGGGTTATCCGACCCTTTAAAATTAAGAGGATTACTTCAAGCATTTGAAGGTGATTTTTCTCAGGGCACTCAAACCATGGGATATAAAATAAGGATTTTAAATCCTACTACTGAACTTGAAGAAACGTTATTTGGTTTTTATGGGGATGTGTTCCCCGCAAACGGCGATGTTTTTACCACATTTAAAGATGCTAATTTGAGAGAGCAGCAAATGACACGCGTCGAAGCTGCGACCGGAGAAGTGGACGAACAATTACTTGCTAATAATGTAGCAGCTCCAATGCCTATCATTTACTTAA